TCGATGGCGGTGCGGCCAATCCGGGCAGTCTCCTGCGTCAACGCCTCGGCGAACTCGCGCGCGGTTTGCAGGGCCCGTTCGGCCTCGCTGGTCTGTTGGCCGCCGCGAGCGCCACCGGAACGATCACCGCGGATCTCGGCGGCCCGGGCGGCGATGCGCTGGCGGGCGGCGGCGAGGGTGTTCTCGCGCCAGCGCTCGGAGAAGGCGTCGAGCATGCCTTCGGCATCGCGGAAGGCGGAGGTGAACTCACCGCGCACGGCGTCTGCCATGCGCATCGTGCTGCCGGCGAACCGGTTTTCAAGCCGGGGCAGGATGACCTGGTCCAGCTGCCCCAGCAGCGGCAGGCCGACCGTGCCCAGCACGCCATTGATGCCGCCGATCAGTGTGTTGAGCGAGGCGCCGGCGCGATTGGCCAGCGTCTCCATGGCGCCGATCGCCAGATTGGCGGCGGTGACCGTGGCCTCACTGATGACGCCAGGCAGCGCGCTCCAGATGATGCGGATGGCGTTAAAGCCACCGACAAAGCCCGCATAGATGACCGCCAGTGCGATCTTGCCAGCCTCCATCACCTTGCCAAAGGCCATCACGGCCCAGTCCTTGATGGAGGTGAAGACGGGGCCGAGGTTCAGGCCATCACTGATGGTCTTCCAAAGGCCCTTGAACACATCGCCGACGGTGATTGCGACCGGACCCAGTTCCTTCATTTCCTTTTTGGTGAGCCCCAGGCTCTGGGCATAGCGATCAAGCTCGCCGGACTGTTTGACGCTGGACTGGAACATCTTGAACGCGCCGAACGCCAGAGCTGCAGCAGCGGCTGCTGCCAACAGAACCGGGTTGGTGAGCGCCACCAATGCGGCACTGGCGGCAAGGCCCACGATGGCGCGGGCCATGCCGCCGATGCCGACACCGGCCTGCATGGCGATCTGACCGATCTGCGAGCCCTGTTGCATGAAGACGGTCATCGGTCGCTGACCCGAGAACAGGCTGACCGCCACATCGTTCAGTTGGTAGACGAGGTTCTGGACATGGTGGCCGGCGAGCCTGGCAGAGCCGCCCATGCGGGTCATGCCGCCTGTCCCGACCGCGCCGACCGCGCGGTCTGCCCGGCCGGCTGAGGTCTCGATATCGCTCATTGTTCCGGCGACGGCCCGGCGCATGTCACCCATCTCCTTCTGGAGACGGGCGACATTGGTGATCATCTCGATCTCAAGGGTGCCGGCGCGCATCAGGTCGGCTCCTTTGATTGCAGGATGGCCCGGAAGGTCTGGGTGACCTTTCGGGAGAGGGTCTGGCGGTCATGATCGGTGGACGGATGGCTCCACGGGGCCGGACAATCAGCGTCCCGGGCGCGCTGGCTTTCAGCTACGAACTCCAGCGACAGCCGCCGCAGGATGCGCAAGGTCCAGGGCGCAAGCTCGGTCCCCAAACATCGCTGCCAGTGGTCGATCTCGCGCCAGGTGACCGGAACCGGTCCCATAGCGCCGGCTTCGCTGGGGCCCAGTTCCATCAGATGGTCGACGATCCACCCGCACCGGATGGGCGGCATGGCCGGCTCCAGCCCGTCGTCGGTCAGCCGCTGCAGCCGGGTGAGCGGCGCAGGATCAGGTTCGGACTTGAGGTGTTTGCGCAAGCTTGGGGCTGGCGCTGCGCCCAGCCAGGCTAGCTGGCGGACATAGACGATGAGCTCACCGGCGAGCTCTTCGTAAAATTTGCCCAGTCGTTGATGTGGCCGGCGACCTGGGCTGCGATGAAGCCGATCGCAGGGTCCTCATAGGCCTTGCGGAAATAGGCCGCGCCCTCGAGCCCCTTGGCCGGCGGATAGGCAAAGCCGTTGAAGCTGACCGTGCAGGCGGCGAGGAACTCGGCCTGCTCGATGGCCTTCTCCTCGGCCGACTGGTCCATCTTTCCGCGCTTCTTCAGCTTGTCCATGATCAGGTTCTGCTGACGGGCCTGGGCACGCTGATAGATCTTCGTGCCCGGGCCATAGACGGTGATGGAGAGCCGCACGCCCTTGTCGTCGAAGAGGGGCTTATCGTCGCCGCCGACCAGCTCGACGCTGGAGGTCTCATTGGCGGAAAGCTGGGTGATATCGAACATCTTCTGGGGTCCTTTCGGTGTGGCGCAGGGCGCATTTGTTCCGCTGTCCGGCAGTTGCCGATCCCGCAGAGAAACGTGGTTCTTTTCATCAATTATTAACTTGATGCCTTAAGTCGGCTGCAAGCACAGGGGCCCATCTTGCCCATATGCTCCAAGCCTCAACGGATCGATCCCGGGAATTGCAGAGCCGACGCTCAGAGCGGCAGCGCTGCTTACGCACTTGCCAGATCGTCTTTGGCCCCAAGGCTTTTACGCTCGCCGCTCTGATCAGCGACGAGAGCTATGAAGGCGCACGGATGCGACTTTCGTTCCCGGTTCCTTTGCCGGAGTCGTTCTATGTCATCGTGCGAGACGGGGCCTGCCTGAATGCGCAGACCGTATGGCGCCGCGGAAACGATCTCGGTGTTCGGTTTCTGGGCATCATTGATCTGCAAGATCAGACTGATGTGTCGGTCCGATTACTTAGGCGTCTACGGGTTGAGATGGCCGGTCGCAACAGCGGGTGAAAAACGGCGTTCTCACGGACAATTATTGAATATTGCCCAGGCCATGCCGGCAGGGACAGGTGCCCATCCCTTCATGGATGGTGCAGTGATCAGCACCCGTCAGGGAGCCAGCACCTCGACCACCCCGACGCCGGCAGCGTTGGTGGTCAACTCCAGGGTGACGCTGGCCGTGGTGATCTGGTCGACCGAGCCGATGTTGACCTTGAAGCTCATCACCTGGGCCTGGAAATAGTATTTGTCGCCGTTCTGGGTGGTGACGAGGAAGCTGTAGTCCGCGTCCGACAGGGATGCGGCCTTCAGCAGGATCTGGCCGGTGTCGTCGGTGTCCAGGCCCAGACCGATGGTCATGGTTCCCTGGTTGAAACTGCCCTTCTTCTTGACCACGCCGCGGCTGCCGACCGGGTTGAAGGTGACCAGGGCATATTCCCGGCCAAACTCGCCCAGATCAGTGACCTCGCCGACGAGGGTCGTGGCGAGCGCGTTGTAGCCCGTGGTGTCGAAGGTGGCCGGGGTGGACGCCGATACTTTCAGTGTCGTGCCCGCGGAGGTGCGAACCGTCATGGGAGGTGCCTTTCGTGTGGGGTGTTGTTCAGAGGGTCTCGTTGAACGAGACGGCGAGGTCCTGGGTCAGGATGTAAATGCCGGTCTCGGGGTCGACGAAGTCAGGGCCTGCGGCGTCGGAGTGAACGACCACATGGTCGATGCCGGAAACGCTCGGCATCTGATCCAGCACGGCGGAACGTACCGCCTTCATCAGGGCCTTGGCCGCCGGATAGGTGGCGGCAAGACCGGTCACCTGAACCCGCTCGCTAACCCGCCGATGGCCGGCGGGATGAAGCAGATTGCGGTCGACGCCGCTGACGCTCATCAGGGCGATGGCCGGAAGGTCGCTCCCCAGAGGCAGGCTGCCGGCCATGATGCGGCCCGGCGGCACAAGAGCGATCAGCGGAGCGTTGGCGACCATCAGGCTGCGGACCGCGACGACCCCGTTCATTCCTCGGTGTCCGCAGTCAGTGCGGGCGCACGAAGGTCGCCGATCTGGATGCGGTGGGCGATGTAGGCGCCCATGGCATTGACCGCCTCCTTGGCCTTCTGATCGAGCGCGGGGCGCAGGAAGGGTCTGGCGGCGTGGCCCGGATGATGGACCATTGGCCCGACGAAATTGCCGCCGATGACCAGACTGCCGCGCGCAACCATTTTGTTGATCGTGCCGATGCCCAAAGGCCGCGGGCCGTGCCGGGTGTTGCGGATGGGGCGGGCCTCGTCAGCAATTTTGATCAGGTGGGGCGAGACGCCGTATTCGATGAAGGGGCCCAGATACGATCCCGGGCCGCGCAGTTTGACATAGGCGCTGAGCCGGCCGCCCTCGGCGCGGGTGCCGATCCCGATGGCGCGGCGAAGCTGGCCGCTGTCGACCGGCACATTGGCCTTGGCCTGCTGCTGAATGACCTTGGCCCCGGCGCGCAAGCCGCCGCGGATGATGTTGCGCTCCAGCGTCTTGGGCAGCTGGTCGAGAAGGGCCAGAAGCTCAGGTCCGCCAGACAGTCTGATGGTCATGGCGCAGCTCCTTCGCTGGAATGGTCTTCGACGATCAGTTCCATGCCCTCGCGCCGGCCAAGTTCGGCTGGTCCCGAGATGATCTGCATGATCCGTCCGGCGACGATCACGCGCATGTCGCCGGCAAGACCCGGCAGGTAACGAACCCGGACCCGCGCCGGCCGGTTGGCGATCGAGATGGCTTGCACCATCCGCTCGGCCCGGCTGGGCAGCACGTCGCGCACTTGCGCCCAGACACAGGCGAACAGCGACCAGCTGACGTCTTGGGTCCCGTAGGCCGGGTCGCTGGTGACGGTCTTGCGCTCGATCCGGATGCGGGTGTCGAGCTTGGAGGCTAGATCCATCTGGCGGCCAGCTGGCTTGCCAGTGTGTTGAACGCCAAACACGCGCCGCCCTCCCGGTTCTGGAACTCGGAGGCCGCCTTCACGAGGATGGCTGCCCGGGCGATCAGGAAGTCGGGGTCGGTCTCGGCGAAACCTGCTGTCAGGGCGATGGTGATCACCCCGTCAGGGCCCAGCGTTGGCCAGACCTTTCCCGAGGCAGGGCGGATACGGGTGAACCCATTGCGGCGGCGCACGACATAGTCGCCGGCTGCAAGGGTTGCGAGCGCGCCTGACAGGCCGACATACTGGATCTGGGTCACCGAACAGGGCCTGACCAGGACCACGATCTCGTCCGCCCAGGCCTCGAGTGCAAGCTCAAGGGTCTGGGGGCAGAGACGAAGGCCGGTGATCAGTTCCAGTTCGGCCTGGGCCGCATCGAGCTTGGCGGCCAGCAGCAGATCCTCGTCGTCGCCGTCGAGGCGCAGCTGCTGGCGCGCTTCCTCCAGGCTCACCGCGCGACATGTCGGGGCGGTGAGCACGGTGATCATTTGGCGCGGGTCTTGGCCGGTACTTCGGGCGCTGGTTCAGGCTCACCCTCCACCGGCACGGCAAGGCCGCGCTGGTGGAGAATCTGGCCGTCTCCGTCATTGATCTCGAAGGTCTGGCCGGCCTGGATATTGTCAGGGCCGGCCGCGCTCACATGGAGCGTATCAAGGGCTTTCATCAGCATGGCTGGTTCCTCCGCTTACGGCGCGGTCGAGGCGGTGATGGCCGCAGCGAAGGCGCCCTTCACGAAGGCCTCGGGGCGGTAGACCGCGAGCGCCAGACGCTCTTCGGCCAGGATCGTGACCAGGTTCTTGCGGAAGTTCTGGTCGTCCTCGGTGGAGACCTCGACCCGCGCATCCCAGCGATCGAAGATCTGGGCTCCCAGCCGGAAGGCGCCGGTCAGGAAGTTGCCCTGCGAGATCGCCTGGGTGGCGACGATCGGCAGGCCCCACAGGGTCGGCGCGAGCGCGCCCTGCGGATTGCCGATCAGGTAGCTACCTGTGGTTTCCTTCAGGAGCTCGATACTGGCCCAGTCGGCGGGATGCAGCACCGCGCCCGTGGTCGG